GATTACGATCGGGGGAGAGGACACTCCGCTTAATGGATATTCCCTATATAGCAATTCCTATATATATTTTTTTTCAATCGGCGCTTATTGACACGATAATATTCCTCATGCTAGGATCTTATAGAGTTCGGATTTTCTCAACCTGTAGAGCTATCCTGGGTTAATACTTACGAACATTTTATAGGTACATACAGCTTATAATCTACTAGAAAAAACTCAGAGCTTCGATGGGTATAAAACTTGCAATCAATCTCCTTTATTATAAGGGGATTTTTTGCTTGGGCCAGGCGAGCAAGGGGATTGGCTAAAGTTATGTATTTAATATATGTATATTATTACATGAGCTATCTCCAAACTTGCCTGGTCCTACATCCCTTGTGTGTCGAAGGTAAGAAATAACACTCAATTATATGCTATTCGCCCGTTCTCGTACCCGTCCTGGCATTTCAACCAGGAAGGTCCCACAGACTTGACGTTGGATCAGCTTGGCCTTCTGTGGTCGTTATTACTTCCGGGCCTTCTGAACGCGCCGCTTTATTAATGGTGGAGATTTAGGCCACACGCACGGCGATTTACCATCAGTGATGGTTTAGATTATTAATCTAATTCGTGTTATATATTTTTTATTGTGTACTTTTAGGGGTGGGCAGATTTTGTCTGTGTGTCCACAGGTTTGTCTGAAATAAGAATCTACTCAGTTTAGATAAGAAACTTCAGACTAATTCTTAATGTGAGCCAAAATTGGGTTTTTTGTATATTCGTTTTCTATGTCTAAATATTATGAGATTTTTTTTGAAGGTACTGCCCTGACCCACCCTTAGAAGGTCGCAATATATTAGAGAGGAATGGATGACTTCACCCGAGTTAAGAATCTATGCAATAGATTTTTTTCGAAGAACAGTTGAAGCCCTACTTACACGCAGTATCGAAGCCATAACTCTTTTATATTATATAAAAAAACCAACCTTGTTATCGGCTGGTATGGTCTGCTAGGTTGTTTGCTATGTATTGCATTTAGTTTTTTAGATATTCTCAACTAATAATAGTTTACTCTTTATTTTTAATTATACAATTATGCTAACCTGTGGATAAGTTGCAGAAAGACATTCAAAGTATTATAATAATAGCAAGTAATCAACACTAATGACACAACGAAAAAAGTTAAAAAAAATAAGAATAACAGCGATACAGAAATCTGAATATTTCTCCAAAATAATGGAGAAGTATGAGCTAGTGGGAAGACACATGACCAGTGCTGATTTTCATAAGAAATATGTTGAGACTCTAGATCCTACAATATCTTATAGGCAATGGAACTTTCACGTTTCGAAGATCGATAAAAAGATTGCTATAAAAACTAATAAGATTATGAACCGAGTTAGTGACAGCGCAATCACTGACATGAAGATGGAACAAAATTCTCTTAGAAAGATTCTTACTATCGCAGACATTACGCTAGAAGAAGTAATAGACAAGCCAGAGTTATTGGAACAAATACCAATAGCGAAAAGAATGGCGTGGTTTTTTAGTACCATGAATGCAAGAGACTCAAGAATGACTGCGGTAGCTAAGATAAATGCCGAGAAACGAAAAACAAGTATGTTTGAAGACATGCTTCAGAGCGCGCAATACGGAGGAGAAGGATCTGTAGACCAGCTTGAAGGTGCTATAGTTCAAGAAAATGCAGAATAACAAAAATCACTCAAAAACTATAAAAGAAATGTCTGACCAAGAAAGGGAAACAGTTCTTCCTTTGGTAGAAGCAATTGCAAAAGGGAGAAAAGATCCTGTTTTTTTTGGAGAGCACTTTCTAGGACTGAAATTTCATCCTAGTCAAAAGATTTGGCTCTGGCTGACAACAAAGACTCAAATAAAAAGAGCACATGAGCTGGCTGTTGCAGTAGGTATAGAATTGCCAGAGTTAGAAGAGTTACTGATCCACCCATTTTTGAAGAACATTTTGTGCCCAGCAAATAGATTTGGCAAGACCTTTGTTACATCTGTCAAACATATATGGTATAATTTTTATAAGATCGGATGTAAGGGTCCACCGGAATACATTCATGACGTCCGATATAGTACCTTAAATATCTCACCTCACTCATTACAGGTTGATGCAGCCTATAGATATATCATTGATATATTCGATAATAAGTTTATTTACGAATGGGATGGAGCGAAAGTCAGGAATAATTGTATTTTGCAAGGATTTCTAGTCGATCACAAACAAACCAGGCGCGAAATAATCTTTAATAATAACGCAACGATCAAAGGCGTTCCAACAGGAGAAGATCAGGCTTCATCATTAGCCGGAACACAATTCTTCTATATTTCATACGATGAAGCACCTCAATCTCTGCATCTTCGCAAGGAGTTGCCTGCAAAGATTCAATCTAGGTTGATTGATTCTGGTGGTCCATTAGACATTATTGGCACTCCAGAGGTTGATAAACCATCTCATACTTACTATCAACGCATAGTAAAGCAAGGAATTGGTCTTAAAAAGGGCTTCTTTACTCTTCTTGGTAAGCTATCAGAGAATATATTTATTGGCGAAGAAGAAAAAAGTATCACTTTAGAAGCAATTAGACAGACAGATCCTGAAAAATATAGGCAAGTTGCCTTCGGAGAGTTTGTCACTTCAGGAGCAAAGCTTCTTCCAAACATCGCAGTATCAAGATTATGGGAAGGAGAGACTCCATTGCAGATGGGTGAACCAAATAAGCACTACATTATCGGTGCTGACTGGGGATTTTCCGACACAGGTGATCCAACAGTCTTCTATATCTTTGACTATACAGAGCTGTTAGACGTTCTCAATAGCCAAGCGAAGCCGAAAAATGACAAAGTATTATACAAAGTAGTCTTCCGGGAATCAATAAAAGGAGGATCTCCGTATGCAGTTCTAGCAAAACTTAAAATATTACAACAAGATTTCAATGATGCAAGGATTATTCATGATTCATCTTCTATGGGAGGAACTATGATAAAGAAAATGCTCAGAGAGATGCACGTCCGTCATATATACGATTTCAGCTTCACGAGTGGAGGAAATCCGAAAGATGAAATGCTTTTCCTCATGGCAAGAGCACTAACAAGCGGTCGTGCAGTCAAAACAACAGAAGATGGAAGAATTGAAGAATTAAATCCAGACTTTGGCAAGGTAAGATCGTACTATATTGCTGATCTAGAAGAGCAACTCGGTAATTATCGCATTGACGATAGCAAGCTCGAGCAAGATGAAGTAATGGCATTCGGACTACCAATATGGTTCTGCGAAAAGAAGCTCTCTGGTCATAGAAATAAAGTATTTAATCTAAATATACTTGCCGATAAGCCAGAGCAAATTATAAATATTCCAGACAATAAAAATAAAGAAATAAAAACAAAATCATTTAACATCAGCGAAAGAATTATCGGATAAAAACTATGTTAGAATACAAAACAGACATGACTTCAAAGGAGCATACAAGCTTCGAAGAGTCATTAAAACAAGAATACCTAGACCATGATGGTGAAACACAAAAAGACCTAGAATTTAGGTTGAATGGTATTTCTGCAACCCGTGGATCAAGTGGCAAGCAATTCGTTGGCTATGAGACATTGGGTCAGTTCTATCGTGGAGATCAATGGGATCATGACGAGCCGCCTGGAGCAAGTCAGAGAACAGATAATTACTGCGCACCAATAGTAGATAATTTCTCATCTCTTCTTTTTGATGCTCCGGTAGAGGTAAATTGCCCTTCTCAGGACGAAACTGACGAACTTCTAGAAATGAAAGCAGAGTTCAAAGAAAAAATGTTGAAAAAGATTTACGACGATAATGATGCTGATGATATTATATTTCCAGAGCTTTCAAAGTGCGGATCTCTTTATGGTGATAGTTACCTAAAGGGACCGATGCTAGAAAAAAACAATAGTAAGAATAAAGATGATTGGAAAATGGTCTTTTTTAATGTTGAGAATCCTGCAAATATTCGACCAATCTTTGAAGACGAAAACTATAAAAAACTTTATGGCTTCATCGATACGACATCTATCTCTCCAATGAAGGCAGCGCGACTATACGAAAAAAATCTCAGCGAGAGAGGAATAGCAATGAAAGATCTTTTGAAGAAATATAAAGCTAAGTCACGAATTGGATTTAGATCAAACCCAAATATTAATTCTCAGCAAACCTATCAATCTTTAATTAGCAGAAATGAATATTGGACGAAAGATGTAATGGCAATCTTCCTAGAAGACGAGCTTGTAGATTGGTATTGGCATGGATGGGGATTTGTACCACTCGAGTTTATAAAAAATATCTATGTACCTAACCATCCGTACGGAAGATCCGACATAGAAGATGTTATCGATCCACAGTTATTCTATACAAGAGTCAATAATGATTTAGCGAATGCTCTTAAATTCTTATCAACGATAAACTTAAAAGGTAAAAATCTTGACGGAATGGAAGTCTTGGTTCATGGGCTATCGAAGATATTTAACATGCCAGACGAAGGAGAGCTAGACCCAATACAGCGTAGCGGTGATCCTTATGCTACTAGCAATTTTGTTGGCGGCAGGAGAACTGCAATACTTGATGTCTCTGGAATCTCAGAGGCACTCATGTCAACTATACAAAATCAGAATCCATCAGGACGGGCCATGGGAATGGCTCTTCAGTCAGTTGTCAGGAAATTGAATCCAAAGATTAAAAGGTATCAAAAAAGTTTGAGAAGTTTGAATGTGAATATATTCAAATTATTAGAAAAATATTGGCCAGAAACAAAAGAAATTATAATGGGCGATTATACAAACGAAGTCAGTATTATCTCAACCTTACTAAGAAACATCATCGACGAATTAAACAAACTACAATCAGGAGTACAATCACTCACTACGACCCAGAAGAACCTCGGAATTCCTCAGCCAAAGATAGAACAAAAGAGGATGAAGAGAGATCTCAAAGATCCGCTTCTTGGTCCACAGATTGCTCGCCAACCTGGAATATTATTGCAACCACCACCGGAGGAACAGCAAGGTACGCCAGGATCTAATGATCAGGGATTGGGACCAGCACCAGGGAATCAGACTTCTGCTGGACAAGAAGGCGCAGTTAATATGGCGAATCAGCACGCCACTGGTGGCGCAGCTGTTCCAGTAAATCCAATAACCCCATAATCATGGCCTATGAAAGATTAAGTGACAAAAAAGTCATAGCAACAAACCTAGGAACCTATATAAGTTCTCAGATTTTGCTTATATCAAAAGCTAGAACTAGAAGGAACTTAGAGGACGAAGCAATCTTCACTAGGTCAGTATTAGAAGATAACCTTACGTTGGATCAACAACTCAAATATAGGAATGATCAACTAGGAAGAGTAGTCTCTGGAGATAAAGATGAAAAAAGGAGAATTAAGAACGAAATCTCAACAGTTAAAGATTTAATCGAACAGAAGAAATTTTCTGACGCCTATTTGAAACAAGTAATGTTCTTGAACTCTGGAATGCAATCAATCGATACAACTATCAATTGGTTAAATAAAAAACTAGAACAAACAACAGACATAAAAATCAAGCAAGATGTTAAAGAAAACATAAGCAAGTTAAAAGGGATGCGATACCAAAAAAGACAGAATGCCTTGTCAAGTCAGACAGATTATGCAAATAAAGATAAGACACCAAAAATAGTCCAAGACCAAATTGAGAGAATTAATAATGAGCGCACGAGCGCATCATTGGCAGGGAACGAAGACTATGTTACGCTATTGGACTTACAGTTACAGTCACTAAATAAAACTAACGAAGAGGCTATGGTAAGTAGAGCCATCTTAGACTTTTCTGTTGCCACAATGACTGGTCAATCGGCACTTGGAACACTCAACGAACTTAATACAAAAGTCTCTGGAGCAAATGAACTATCTCCAATTAATATCGGTGGAGTTCAATATGATTCTGCGAAACAATTCTGGGAAATGAAGAGAGGAGACTATTTGAATGACAGAACCGATAATGGATTCTTCGCAAGATATCAAGGAGAGCTTAGTGATCAAGTTACCTATAAACAAAGTCGTGGAATATTATCAACTGAATCATTGTCAGAAGTTAAAGCATTCTACGAAACTATAAAAAATAGACCAGAGCTTACAGATTACCAAGATAGGATAGCGCAAGAACAGCAAGTAGCACTTCAGAGCACTGCTGACTTGAGAGCACAAAGCATATTAAATGAATTTGCCGTAAAATTAGATGCTAAAAAAGCCATAAGCGACATATCAGCTATTCAGGACACTTACGGAGTTGACCAAACTCTAAACTATCAAAAGATTATATCGTCAGCGGCTAAGGAAAAAGAATCTCAAGTACGAGAGATCCTTAGTACGATGCAGCAAGATATGGCAAACACTCCAGGATTATCACAACAACAATATCTCGATCGAGCCGTAAAGTCTGGAGCTGGAGTATTGTTCTCTCCAGAAGAACTAGCGACGGCCAAAGCAACTGATGTTATTACGGGAGTTGGAGCAAAAGCCGAAGGACAGCAATTCGGAGAAACCGATAAAATTACTATTGATCCAAAGGCAGAAGGAAGTTCGTTCGCACAACAACCACAAATAGAAGAAGGTGGATTATACAGAAAGCCTGGCGAGATAACAGTTTATAAAATGGAAGGTGGATCTCTACGGCCATTAACTGGAGACTGGAACGAAGATACCCTAAAACAATCAACTGGTAAGGGATATTCGGCAGTTCAAGAAATAACCAATTTTGGTCAATCACCAATCGGATCTGAGATTAAAGCAACCTCCACTCCGACGATAGTCAAACCAGAACCAATTAAACCAACTCAAACGTCACAAGGATTCGCGTCTATAGTTGATTATCTAAAATCAACAGGTCAAGACGCATCCTTTGAGTCAAGGAAAAAACTATACAAACAGCAAGGTCTTGGAGAAGAACTTGATTTTTCTGGAACCTCAGAACAAAACGTAAGCCTATTAAAATCTTTCGAAATATAACATGGCAGTATTTAACGTATCATTCTTAAACCCAGCGATGAGAAGTTCTGGTGGATCAAACTCCGGACTTCTTGCAGACCAACTTTCCATTTTACAAAACGAGCTAGGAAAAGATGGTTTCTTGTCGCCTGGAGATTACGATCTCTTAATCGAAAAGGCTAGAACAATACAATCTATGCCCGGATTAAGTGCAAGTCAGAAGTCCGAATATAATGTGAAAATCTCAGCCTTTGAAAAACAAAAGTCAGTAGGAGTTCTATCGAAAGAGGGAGATATAGGCTTTATGAACCGATCTGTTGAATCAGAAAGAGCTGAAGATGTTATGGCAGTTGGAAATAGTCCAGTAGATTTTCTATTTTATAGAAAGCTAAGTACCGAAGCGAAGATAAATGATTTGAATGAAATGATATCTATAAAACAGCAAGCCGGAGATGATGTTTCAGAGTATATGAATGAATATAATGCAACGATGAATCAATACAGGAACCAACTAGAGGCTGTATCAGCAATGGCAAACTTTGACGGAACTAATCCAATACAAGGACACGTTGCATATGTTACTACCAATAACAACGGAGAAATTGTCGATGTTGATTATGCAAAATATGGATCTAAGTCTGGATATGCGGAAACTAACGGAACTATAGATGGCTTCCAGGTTTATGGTAAAACAAATTACAAGAGGGATGGAAATAATTATTTTATATTAGGTGACACTGAATTCTCGGCAGTTGATATGATAATGCCAGATCCAGAGAATCCTAGCTCTATGAAGCCAAATAAACTTGTCGCAAACTCAAAGTCTGCTGGAGGAAGGCTAATAGGAGAAAGTGGATATGTGAATTTGCAAGGACAATCACTGCAAGTTCAGGGATATATTCCAACAAACTCATGGGCTAAGGGCGTTGATGGTAGTGTTTATAAAAGAAGAGAAGACGGAGGATATTCAAAATATATAAACATAAATAGATCGATGCCAAACATGCCAGATCAAGATCGAATGATAACATTGCCAGATTATTATGAGAAAGCAATCATGAGTAAGTCTGATGACACTATTGATATGTCGGCTCCGATAGCTCCAGATGAAGGATTAAACCAAGCTCCATTGGGACCACAACTCCAAGAAGGAGTTCCAGAG